GATTCAGGTTCTTGGGGTCTGGTCATTGCTTTGCCTCTAAAACTTCAGTTGCACCGCCTGTGTTGTTGTCAAACATCGACGCGATCTCCACAGCCTCTTTTGCGCTTTTTCCAAGATGCATTGCAGTCAAAGCGAAATCTCTCCCAGAACCACATGCGTGATAAATCCTGCTGCATGGAACTATCAACCCGCCCATATGTTTATAAACACCACCAAATCGTGGGGCAATCAAAATTGAAGGGTCATTTTTTTCCTTGTCGTACATCGGGTATCCAAACTTCAGCACATCATCAAAATGCATGTGCTCAACTTCTTTCCACCATTGGAGAATTTGAGATCGTTCACCTGCGCCTCCTGCGACAAAGTCTTTCCCCTTCATCAATTTTGAGACGTAATCTTTGAGGCCCCAGTTATCTACTGCAAGCATGTCTGCTGCAAGAGTTTTCCCGTCAAATGCAATAGTTGTCATTTGCTTTCACCTCCAAATTCACCAAGACATTTTTTGCAGACAATCAGTCCGCGCATGGCTCTGCGGTATCCGCAATGTTCACACATCATCTCTTTCTCCTTTGTTCATGCTTCCACCAAAAATAAGACATCACCCTTGCATCCAACTCCCACGCAGGCACATCGGTCAGCACCTTTTGATGCGTGCGAAAACGCCTGAGCGCCTTCTCAAGTATCTGCCGCACACGCTCTTGCGTGCGCCCCATCTCAACGCCTGCCTCGCGCAGCGTGCAGTTGTCCAGCACGCACAATGCAATGGCCTGTTTCTCGGCCTCAGTCAACGGTGTGACCTCGACCAGCCTTCTGGCAAAGTCCTGCGCCAGCACAAGCTCGGGGTCGGTGGCGGTCGGCCAGTAGGTGTCCACAGCCTCGCAAGGCTCCGGCTCCACGTCCCGGCTGTACCAGATCGCCTTGACCTCGGCAGGCAGCTTGGCCACGCCTAGCTTGCCGTAGTGCTGGCCCCTGCTCACGCCCAGCTCCTTTTCATCACTCTAAAAAATTTCCCGTCCTTCCGATACTCAATCAGCTTCGGCGGCGTGGCGTTGTTGAGGTTTTGCACCATCTCGATCATGGTCTGCACATTCAGGCCACCGTCCACAATGCTGGCGCTTGAGGCCATGCTTAACAACTGGCTCATGGCCCTCTGACCCGCATAGCCTTCATGCAAGATCGGAAGGTATTCGGTGATCGGCGGGTCACTCAAGCCCCCGTAGTAGGTCACAGCCAGCATCTGCTTGCCAGAGGCCTTGCTGGTGTGCTCTCGCCACGCCCAGCTGCTCACCTCCAGCTCCTTGCCCTCCAGCCCCATGATGTCGTCATTTCGCAGCACCATCGCTTTCTTCACAGGCTCGGGGAAGGCCGCACCGCAGGCCGGGCAGGTCATCGCTGAGATATGCACCAGCTCCCCGCACGCATCGCACACCTTTACCGGCGCTTCTCCCTCACCATCGCTGCTCGACTTCTTCGGCGGCTGCACATTGGTGATCGGGCCATGGGTCTCCACCACACCAGCAAAGTCCAGCACAAGGCAGTGATCGGTGTGGCTCTTGACCCTCATACCACGGCCAGCCATCTGCACATAAAGGCTGGCGCTCATCGTGGGGCGCATCATCACCACCACATCAATGTCGGGATAGTCAAAGCCAGTCGTCAGCACGTTGGCATTGGTCAAAGCACGCAGGCGGCCAGCCTTGAAGTCGGTCAGGATTCGCTCGCGTTCCTTCTTCGGGGTTTCACCAGTCACACACTCAGCACTCACCCCCTGCTGGCGCAGGACTTCGGCAACGTGTTGTGCATGAGCAACACCAGCACAAAAGAACAGCCAGGCTTTGCGCTCCCCGGCCAAGGCCATCACCTCATGCACGACCGCATGGTTTTGGTCATCGGTATCCACGGCGGCTTGCAGTTCAGACTCAATGAACTCGCCCCCGCGCTTCTTGACTCCGGTTGTGTCCAGCTTGGCCTTGGTGACTTTCGAGCGAAGCGTAGACAGGTAGCCTTTGAAGATCAACTCCTCGATGCTTACCGGCGTCAGCAGGTCATCAAACATGGCAGGCTTGTCAGTTATCAGGCCATGCCCCAAGCGGTACGGCGTGGCCGTCAGACCAATCACGCGCAGGCTCGGGTTGATCGCTTTTAGCTCGGCCAGCAGCTTTCGATATCCGCCTTCGTCTTTGTGGTTGACCAGGTGGCACTCGTCAATGATCACCAGGTCGATGTGCCCCAGCTCTCGCGCCTTGCTTCGCACCGACTGGATGCCAGCAAAAGTGATTGGCTCGCCCAACTCACGCCGACCAATGCTGGCGCTGTAAATGCCCATCGGAGCGCCGGGCCAGTGCTGGCGCATCTTCTCAGCGTTCTGCTCGATCAGCTCCTTGACATGCGTCAGCATCAGCACACGAGTTTCGGGCCAGTTCTGCAAGGCGTCCTTGCACAGCGCGGCCACAATGTGCGACTTGCCAGAGCCTGTCGGCAGCACCAGGCAGGGGTTGCCCTTGCCTCCGGCCTTAAACCATGCGTAAAGCTGGTCGATGGTGCGTTGTTGGTAGTCACGGAGCATTGGTTGCCTCCCACTTAAATTTTGCTTGACCAACAACCTCTTGCCATTCACGACCTGGTCTTGTTTGCCATCCAGCAGCATTGTTGGCGGGCAATTCAGCTATTACTTTCCAACCAGCACCTTTAAGGCTAGACCCTGATTCGCTTTGCAAAGTGTAGGTAATGCAACGATTCCAGCCCAACGCTTTTGCGGCATTCCAGCAACGGGCGTAAAGAAAAGAGCAAGCACCTTTTGGCGCGTCATCTAATACACAGCAGCGCACCACTTCAACTGTCTGTCCGTCATCCATATGGCGGCTTACAGGTCTGCCGACAATCGCAACTCCTACACAAGCCAATCCGTTAGACACACCAACGGCAAATAACCCCCCCGCAGGAGGCTTGTTATGACGGTGAAAATTCCGGACAAACTCAGCCGCTTCTTTTAATTTCATAGGTATTGCGACAAGTTTCATTTATTAAAACTCCTAAACGCTGGTTGTGCTGCAGGGTTTTGATTACAAGCATGGCGGTTGGCCTCTTGCAATGATTGCCAAACCCAATTACAAGTAAGGCAGACCCAATAAGGTTTTTTACTTGGGCAAGTATTTACTTGTTTAATCATCCCACCACCCTTCCACCAAACTGCTTGCGCATGTCGTGCAGCTGCGTCCAACCCTTGTCCGCGCAGGCAGCAGCGTTGGCCAGCAGCTCACGCGAACTGAACACGCCCTCGATCTCAGGATCGCCATTGGCCACAGTCGTGCCATTGATCTCATAGACCGCGGTGTAATCGTCCGGCCCATCTTTGCGCTGCCACGGAACCAGATCAGGGTGCAGGACATGGCCCTCGCAGCCGGTACGCTGGGCATCCACCGGGATCACAGAATCCCACTTCGCACAGTGCCAGGTCGAGTCCGACAACGGGGTGGCCATCGCGCAGGTGCGGCAGTTCACATGCTCGGTGGTCTTGGTGTAGGCACAGAACTGCGACGCATCGCAGAATTTGCACTGATACCAGGTCGCAGGGTCAGCACTGATCGGCTCGGGCATCCGGTCACTCAGGGCAATGCGCTGGCCACGCGCAATGGCAGGCAGCGCCACATCCTTGTCGAACTTCACACGCTCGGTGTGAATCCGGTCATCATCCTTGCAAACGGCCAGGTACAGCGCACGGTCCAGGCCAGTCCCGGCCATGTAGACCTGCATCTGCACAAAGTGCTCGGGCTTTGACTTTTCTACGCCATCCTTCACCAGAGCGTCAAAAGACTTCTTGCTGTGTGTCTTGAACTCGGCCACGTGCTTGGTCTTCGGGGCATCAGGCACGCCAGAGTCGATGATGGCATCCAGAGATCCAGACACATGGCTACCAAAGTCAACACGGTGCTGGCTTGAGACATTGCGCACATCCATGCCAATCGAACGCAGGTCGCTGATGATGTTGGTTTCCTCTTGGTGGCCACGGCGGAACAATCGCAGGATGCGGCCAGGGAACGAGGGCTGCACCGCCCAGCGAAACGACAACCACAGCCAACGGTCACAAGGGTGGCCCAGCCCACTGGCCCCCATGTGAGGGCGCGGCATCTCGGCCAAGGACTCATGGCGCTTGTCAATCAGCGATTGGATGTCATTCGTTTTTTCAGGTATGGCGGTCATGCTACATGGCTCCATGTGTAATATTGCAAAACTTTTTCAATCGTTCGAACGTGAACCCCAAACGATATGGAACGCCTTGAGCAGATGTAATAATCTTCGCGCGTGTCTTGCCGTCGTGGGCTTTCAGAATGCTTGACTCATCCAGCACCAAGCCATGCAATTCATCAAATTGGATTGGCTCAATGCGCTCGTAATTTGTAATCCAAACGCCAGGGCTGTCAGGCGTACCGCCGTGCTCTACGCGCTTGACCTCAATGCCAAACGTCTGGCCTTGCTCAATAGTCTGCTCAGACACTGCCAAAGGCGCAAGGATAAGCACCATGCCGCCGGTATGCGTAGCGACCTCATCAGCCCATGCAAGCTGCATCAAAGTCTTGCCAAGGCCTGTGTCTGCAAAGATGGCAGCACGACCACGGCGCACGGCCCACGAAACTATGGCGTGCTGAAAGTCAAAAAGATGCTCGTTAAGATCGCCTGGCTTGTGTCCTGTTGCAAGCTCTGCTCGACGTTTGTTGTTTACAAATAATTCATAGTCCATAATCTGATCTGTATCCTTGGTTGTTGATATTGACCCCGCCGTCACAAGCGGGGTCTTTTTTTCGCTTACTTCTTGGCCCAAGGCGGAGCGGCCTTGGCAGTGGTAGCCTGAGCAGCCTCGGCCTGCTTCACAAAAGGTGGAACAGCAGCGGAAGCAGGGGCAGCACTTCCAGACATAGACTTGAAGTCCTTCACCTCGTTGCTTGCGCCATATTGCGCGTCGTTCTTCACATGCAACTTGATCGACAGGTTGTTACCAATCAACTGGTCGGTGTCCGTCACCTTGGCCAAGCCAATCGCACGCATGATCTCACCAAGCTGCTGGCGGCCAATCTCCTCAGCCTTCTGGTTCGGGTTTTTGATGTTCAGGTTGCCAAACACCACGCGGCCTTGGTGGGTCGGGCCCGTCACGTCGTAGCGAAGCTTGATGTACTGGCCATTGACTGCCTTCGTGTCTTTCAGCTCGGCCTGCGTGATCGTCACGGTGTACCAACCAGCTGGCAGCGGGTCAAATTTTCCACCAGTACCCTGGGGCAGTTCGTTGACGTCAAATGCTTCGTTGAGAGATGCCATGATATTTACTCCAAAAAATAATAAATGATTGTGTTTTATTGGCCGTCGCCGTAACCGTAACCGAATCCGAAGCCGTCGCCGGAGCTGTAGCCGAATCCGTAACCGGAGCCGAAGCCGGAACCGAATCCGTCGCCGTCGCCGAAGCCGAAACCGTAACCGAATCCGAAGCCGTCGCCGGAGCCGGAGCTGGAGCCGAATCCGTAACCGGAACCGAAGCCGTCGCCGAATCCGTAACCGTCGCCGTCGCCGGAGCCGTAACCGTCAACAAATTTACGATTCATTGATGCTCACCTTGGATTTATCAATACATGGGATCAACTCACACACACCAGTCAAGTAGATGATTGGATTCATCACATCCACCTTTGACTTGCCAGCATTCAAACCATTTTGAGCCACGCCAGACAAGGCAACACCGTCTTTTGCCTTCCACGACCACAGGCGTCGGCTGTCTTTGAGCACCACGTTTTCACCATCCACACTAACCACGGTTCCAGCATGCACACCAGCTGAATAGCAGCGCGCAATACAGTATTTGCCAATGACCGGGTTGTTAATCTTCGCTTGCGTTTGCACGCCGTTAAAAAATGCAGCGATTTGTTTCAGTTCTTCATAAATCAGATTGTCGATATTCATGATTTACTCCTTGGGAATGATTTTGAAAGATGGGCGGCCAGTCTTGGCCGTAATTGCACCGGCCAACGGCCCGGTGATCGTTGCGTCTGTCGCCTTCCAGATCGCCATGTTCAGTTCAGGCTTCCAGCGGAACAGCTTGGCCAAGTGGTCTGTCAAACCAAACTCGGCGGCCAGCTCTTGAACCTTGTCGCCATCGACCTTGCGATCAATACGGCCAGAGATCTTGACCACAAACCCCTCGGGCTCCGCAGTCTCAGTGCCCTCAAAGTTCTCCATCAAAGCCAACAGCTTGACAATCTGGTCCTCGATCTTTCGACGTTCGACTGTGGCCTTTTCTTCTTCTGACTTGTATGCCATCCACAGGCGCGACAGTTCTTTCAGGTCGGGCTGCATCATGCTCCCATCGCTTTCAGCATGGCATTTGCCATCTTGTAGGCATCTTCGGCAGCCCGCTGTTCATATCTGTTAACTCCGATGAGGCCCATATACCTATCGGAGCCAAGAATTTCCTGCATCGCCTTGGCTGCAAAATAGTCGCGCAGGGTCATGCCTTCATGGGGCTGTCGGCATTCACCGTATTCGTCAACTCCAATTGCAACGCAGGGAAACGCTGGCCCGCCTGTGTTTGTATTGCTCATGCTTTGCCCCCAATTTTGGTAATGATCGCGCCCAGGTCTGGGGCTTCCCAGCCGGACAGCTTGCCAGAGCGATCCTTGGCCAACCAAAGACCGTCTGAGTCGCACATCAAAGCGCGCTGTGTCACGCCCTCAGCATCGCGCTCAACCCGCAGCGCCAGTACCTCATCGAAGAAATACGGCAACGCTTGGCCGGTCTTGTTGCCAGGCATCGAGGGCGAATACAGCACACGGCCCATCTCGTCCTGCGTCTTTTCCAGCTTGGCGCTCATGTAAACGTGCTTGCCAGGCAGGTCACGGAAGGCGCGAATGATGTCAGCCATCTGCTCCTGCATCGCACCATAAGCGGCCCTAGGGTCTTTGTTCGACTTCTTCTCAGTGTTTAGGCAGACTTCCGCGATCTCGCTGATCGAATCCAAGGCCACAGACTGGAACCCGCCAGATTCTTCGCTGGAAGTCAGCCAGGAATAAGCCTCGCGCAGATCGTCCATGCTGGTGATCTCAATGTACGGAAGGTCAGCATCTTGAATGGACAGCAGGCCACCCTCGGCACTGAGAACGATTACATTGGGCAATGTCTTTACCAGCGTAGTCTTGCCAGCACCAGCCTGCCCATAGACAAGCAACTTCACTCCATTGGCCGTCAAGCCTCCGGTCGTCTTCAAATTGATCGCCATGATTGGCTTTCCTTTTCTTTGTTTGCACCACTGTCAGGGAATCTGTTTGTGGTGTGATCGAATCATAAACCATTTTTTAAGGTAATATCCACACATCGAAAGATTTTTTTCAACAGGAGAAACCAACATGATGACCCTTGAACAGATACGGTACGCCCTCTCAGATCGAATGCCCATGAAGGTGGCAGAGGCCACAGGCGTTCACTACAACACCATCCGAAAGGTGCGCGATGACCTCAATGCAAACCCCACGCACAAAGTCTTGCAGGCTCTCTCGGACTATCTCGAAAGCCGCAAGGTGACACATGGCTGACCTCTCCAAAGTCCTCGGCGGCCCATGGGCTCCGCCACCTGAGAAACTGGTTTCATCTCCAGAAGCACAGCTCATTGATGCAATGCGTGCAGCAGGACTGGAACCACCAGACGAGATTTTGATGGACGGCAAGATCCACAGATTCAAGTCAGGAACCAAGGGCACGCCAGGCATCGAAAAGCCGGGCTGGTATCTGGTTTTTGGGGATGGCATCCCAGCAGGGCGCTTCGGTTGCTGGCGAGCAGGCATGGAAGTGACATGGCGTGCAGACGTAGGAAGAAAACTCACGCAGACCGAGGAAATGTCACACGCCAAACGACTGGCCGAGGCCAAAGCCTTGCGAGACGCAGCTCTTGAGCGCCAGCACCAAGTGGCCAGCGACACGGTCGAGAAAATCTGGACAGGCGCACAGGCTGCACTTCCAGATCATCCTTACTTGGCCAAAAAGGGCATTCAAACGCATGGTGCAAGGGCAACAGGAGACGGTCGACTGGTACTGCCACTCTACGATGAAGACGGAACTCTGGCCACCTTGCAGTACATCGACCACGAAGGCGGCAAGCTCTACCACCCAGGCGGTCAGACAGGCGGCAAGTTCTGGATGGTAGGCTCACTAGATGAGCCTGGCACACTGTTCGTGGCCGAGGGATTCGCAACGGCAGCCACCATCCATGAAACTACCGACAGGCCAGTCGTGGTGGCCTACAGCGCCAGCAATCTGGTGCCGGTCACTGGCACACTCAGGGAAATGTATGGAGCAACTCAAGACATCGTGATCGTCGCAGACCATGACCAAAGCGGTGTTGGCCAACGCTACGCAGAGCAAGCCAGTGCCAAGTATGGCGCACGCATGGTTATGCCTCCGATCCTCGGTGATGCCAACGATTATGCACAGGCTGGCCACGATCTGGCAGGCCTACTGATGCCACCGGCAGACGACTGGCTCATCCCAGCCGATGACTTCTGCGCCCAGCCCAGCCCCATCAGCTGGCTTGTCAAACGCTGGATTCAATCCCAAGCCTTGGTGATGGTCCACGGCCCAAGCGGTGGCGGCAAGACATTTGTGGTGCTCGATTGGTGCCTACGCATGGCCAGCGGAACCGAGGACTGGGCAGGCCACAAGGTGCGCCAAGGCAATGTGGTCTATCTGGCAGGCGAAGGCCACCACGGTCTGCGCGGCAGGGTGGCAGCATGGAAGCACCACCACAAAGCAGGCAAGCTGGCCATGTGGCTGTCTAAAGATGGCTGCGATCTCAACACCCACACCGGCTACCTCAAGGTGGTCGAGCAGGTCAGGATGCTGAAAGACAGACCCAGCGTGATCGTGGTCGACACCTTGCACCGATTCCTATCAGGCGATGAAAACAGCGCACAAGATGCCAAGACTATGCTGGACTCATGCAACGCACTCATGCAGGAATTCAACTGCTCGGTGATCTTGGTGCACCACACAGGCGTGGCCGAGGAAGCCCAGCACCGCGCTCGAGGCTCAAGTGCATGGCGAGGCGCTCTGGACATCGAGATCAGCATCGTGCCAGGCAAGGACAACGTGCCCATGCAGATCGTGCAGCGCAAGTCCAAAGACGCAGAACTGGCCGAGACCATCCACGTTGAGCTGCAACAAGTGGCCATCCCAGGCTGGCGCGATGAAGACGACCAGCAAGTGACCAGCGCTGTGATCGTCCAAGCTCAAGCACCAACTGTGACCAAAAAAGACAGCAAGATTGACAGCCATCGCAAGACCTTCGAGAACGCTTGGTGGGCATCAGGCGCAGAAGAACGCAATGGTTTTCCATACCTTAGCCGGTCGGCCATGATGGAATACTTGGTGCAGAAAATGAACGTGAGCGAGTCCTCAGCCAAGGTCTACATCAAACCAAGCGCAACAGGAAAACCCATCGCTGACATGCTGGTGGCCGAAATAATCGAGTCCTTCGAGCATGGCTGGATCGTGATTGATGACACTCAAGCAAGTGTCATGATGATCAGAAAGTCAGAGCGCTGAATGACTTATCCACAGACTTATCCACAGGCTGACAATGGTAACAACGGAACGGAACGGAAAAAAACGGAACGCAGTTCCCTTGGCAAAACAGCGCAAAACGGGAACGGAACGGAACACACACCTTTAGGTGTGTTCCCAGTTCCCTTGCGATGCGGATCAATTCCATGACGTATTAGTAAAAACCCTTAGTCAAAAGTTATCCACAGGCAGATCAAGAAAATGACCAAACAAAGAGAAACCCCAAACTTCACAACATGGCAACATGACACGCTGGCCAAGTTTGCAACCGAGGTCTACATCAGACTTCAAAATGAGCAGGCCGCAAACGAGCAACTCAGGATGGATTTAAAAGATGCCATGAAACTGGCGCGAATCGAAAACATGAAGGACAATCAAGCATGACCACAAAAACACACAAAGCAAAAGCGCCCACCAAACGCACAAAGCCGGGCAGTGAAGATCGCGCACAGATCAGCGCACTGGTGCTGAAAGGAATGCGCAACGGCCTGAGTGCGCTCAAAGCCTGTGAAGCAGCTGGTGTGCATCAAAGCACGTTCAACACATGGCTCAATGATGATGACGCCTTGGCCGTAGACTATGCGCGCGCGAGGGAGGATCTGATCGAAAAGATGGCGCAAGAGGTCTTGGAGCTGAGTGATTCGGACGTTGGATTGCTGCCAGATGGAAAAAAAGACTGGGCAGCGGTGCAAAAGCACAAACTCCAAGTTGACACCCGCAAATGGCTGTTGTCCAAGCTGGCTCCCAAGAAATACGGCGACAAGATCGAGGTTTCTGGCGATCCATCTAACCCACTGGTGCAGCGTATCGAGCGCGTGGTGGTGAAGGCATGAGCCTGTTCACCGACATTCAACACCGCACCCGCGACGATGCAGGCTGCGCAGTCTGGCGGTTTTCATGCTGCAACGGCCACCCGGCAATGAGGCAAGGCGGCAAAACCGTGCTGGTGCGCCGCGCCATTTGGCAGGATGCGCATGGTGACATTGAACCCGGCAAAATCATCCGCATGATTTGCGAGACGACTGGATGCGTGCATCCAGATCACATGCAGTTGACCACATACAAGCGCCTGGCCAAGCATCTTGGTTCGCTGGGCGTCATGTCTGGACCTGTGCGCAGTGCCAAGATCGCGGCCACCAAACGGGCAAAATATGCCAAGCTCACGCCAGATGCTGTGAAGGAGATCAGGACCAGCGAAGAAACAGGCCGCGCAATGGCCAAAAAGTTCAACGTGGATGAAAAGCACATCAGCCGAATCCGGTTGAATCATTGCTGGAAGCAGTTTTCAAGCCCGTGGGCTGGATTGGGGGCGATGTGAAAAAAGACATTATCAAAACGATGAACACCTTGTCACACAGGCATGACGCATGGCGTGTGTTTTCTGACTTTGTGGAAATGTCCGCTGTGAGCATTGCCAATGCCTGTGACCAGTTTCACCCAGACCGAGACAAACGTGAGGCCCGTTACATGGAGATAGTCAAGGCATACACGCCCGACGAATTGAGCCAGTTTGCCAAGATGTTTGGGATGCTGACGCAAGAGCTTGAAGCTGGGCCGACCGATGCGCTGGGCGAGATATTCATGGAGCTGGACCTTGGCTCAAAGTGGCATGGTCAATTCTTCACGCCCTATTCGCTTTGCCACGCCACGGCCAAGATGGTCATGGGTGACTTGGAGGAGAAGGCCAAGACTAAGCCATTCCTGACGGCAAACGAACCGGCTTGCGGCGGCGGTGCGATGCTGATCGCTATGGCCGAAGTCATGAGCGAAAAGGGCCTGAACTATCAAAAAACCTTGCACGTCACGGCTCAGGACCTAGATCTGAAAGCGGTGCATATGTGCTACGTGCAGTTGAGCATTTTGGGAATTCCGGGGATTGTTATTCACGGAAACACACTTTTAATGGAGACAAGAAGCATGTGGTACACCCCAATGCACATCATGGGCGGCTGGAACCGAAAGTTGAAAGCACAGAATGAAACTGACTTGCAGGCTTTGGAATTGATTGAGTCAGTCATTCAAAATCCACCATTCAGCGCTCAAGATCAAAGTCAAGGGACTTTGTTTTGACCATCCTGCAACTCCCCACCCCAGAATGGGCCCTGCCCCTTCTGGACCCCAGCCGCTACAAAGGCGCTTGGGGTGGCCGAGGCTCCGGAAAGTCCCACATGTTTGCCGAGCTGATGATCGAGGCCCACATCATTGACCAGAAGCGCAGAAGCGTCTGCGTGCGTGAAATCCAGAAGTCACTCAACCAGTCCGTCAAACGCCTGCTCGAAACCAAGATCGAGCAAATGAATGCTGGCGCGTATTTTGAAGTGCAGGATGTGGTCATCAAGTCCCGCAAAGGCGATGGCATGATCATCTTCCAAGGCATGCAAAA